ACTGGTCGGGTGCGTCTAGCAACTCCGCTATTGAATCAAATAGTGGTCATTTAATTCTTGGGTTTGGTACTGGTGGTGCTGTTTATCTTCGTACAATTAACACAAACCCCGTTTATATTGGGGCTAACAGTAGTAACACCCTTCAAGTTGGTAATGGTACAGCAACAGTCGTAGGCACAATGAACGCCACCACTTTCAGCGGGTCGGGTGCATCATTAACATCTTTACCCGCGGCTCAGTTAACAGGCTTCGTCAATTCGGCTCGACTGAGCGGTTCGTATTCGGGTATCACAGGTGTTGGCACTTTGAGTTCGTTGACTGTTACTGGCGGGGTTATTACTACTAGCCTTGCGCCAACATCAGACGGTGTCTTAATATATGGAAATGGTACTGGCTCATCTAGTCGTAGAGTTAGTATTTACCCAGCGTCATTGACAGCATCCCGTGATTTTATTTTGCCTAATGTGACAGGCACGGCAATTACGACAGGCAACTTGTCGAGCATTACAGCGGTTGGTACTCTTGCGTCGGGATCTATTCCAGCGTCGTTGTTGACAGGCGTAGGTGCTGGCATAGGTTGCGATCTTGTCAAAACACAAGCAATTGGTGCAGGTGTTTCGTCAGTAGTTGTTACAGGCGCATTTTCTTCTACTTATGATATGTATAGAATTTTTATACAAACCGACTCAATTGCGGCTGGTGGCCCATACATGACCTTACAGATGGGATCAACGACCACAGGATATTATTGGGGCGCAGCAACCGTTATCTATTCATCAGCTGCTGCCTCAAATATCAACAATAATAATACTTCGTCTTGGAATCGTCTTGGACCGGGTACAACAGGCGGCATGACAGGTGTTTACGATTTGCTAAACCCGTTCAAATCTGAAGTAACTGTAATTTCAGGAAGTTACGCCGACCCAAGCACAGCAGGCTCGGCTGGTTATGGTTCAGGGTTCTTAAATAACACCACAAGTTATACAGGCTTTACTATTGGTCTTACATCGTCAACAATGACAGGCGGGTCTATCCGCATTTACGGATTCAAGTGATTCAAATGACAAAACCAAACATTCAAATTAACGATGAAGTGCGTGAGATGACCGACGAGGAATACGCCGAGTTAATCGCTTCAGGTTGGACTATTGAAATCAATGAAGAAGAAAAATTAACTGCTTATATGCGCGATCAAAGAAATCTTCTGTTAAAAGAATCTGATTGGACACAAGTAGCCGACTCCCCCGTAGACAAACAAGCATGGGCTGAATACCGTCAACAACTACGGGATTACCCAAATACCTGGACACCATCGGATAAGGTGAAATTTCCAGCTACCCCCGAAGAATAGAAAGTGGAGACAGTATGAACCAGGAATTAGACGCAAACAAAGTCGTAGAGTCACTACTACGCCAAATACTTGACTATGCTCAAAAAATAGCGGTACTAGAATCCCGCCTCAACAGCACACCAGGAGAACCCAATGTCGAAACCGAGCCTGCTGAATGAAATAGCGGTCATCAACAACGCTAGATACGTCCCGGTGTGCGGATACCAAACCCTGTTAGACAGCCTAGACAAACCTGACAAGGTTGACCTAGAAACCGCCATGTCCGACCAAAGTATCCAATGTTCCGCAATTGAGCGAGCGTTACGCCAACGAGGACACGGCATCACAGCGACGACACTACGCCGTCACCGACGAGGGGACTGTTGTTGTGGCAGGACTAGCTGAAGACATCACCCGCATTGGGGAAACCAAACGACTGTCGCTGGGTCGCATCGCAGACCTACTCGACCGCAACGGCATCGACCTAGACGAAGTTGGCAAGATTCAGCGCGTCTCGCTGTACCAGTCGCTCACCAAGAACGACGAAGGCGAAGCCGAACTCCACGACCTGACAGCAATCCAGTTCTCACCCAAATGGGCAGAAGGCCCCGAATGGCCAGTTATCCAGCCAGGGCCAGTAGTCAAACTCCCAGCCCGCAAACCCGCCAAAACTCTCTCAGGGTGGCGTAATTGTGCCATCCTTCCCGATATGCAGATCGGCTACTACAGAGGCGTAGACGGGCAACTACAACCCACACACGACGAGCAGGCGATCAAGGTCGCATTAGACATCGTCAAAGATGCCAACCCAACACTCGTCGTCCTAGTTGGGGACAACCTAGACCTGCCCGAAATGTCCAAATACCGTCTGACCGCCCCATACCAGCAGACCACCCAAGCCACCATCAACCGTGCCACCCTGCTCGGCTTTGAACTTCGTGAAGCAGCACCCGACGCACGGATCGTATGGCTCGCAGGCAACCACGAAGAACGACTCCCCCGGTACTTGATAGACAACGCGAGCGCAGCGTTTGGTCTTCGACGAGGATCATCCCCCGAATCATGGCCAGTCATGTCAGTACCGTTCCTATGCCGACTAGACGAATCCAACGTGGAGTATCTACCTGGCTACCCTGCCAGCCACATTTGGATTACCGAGAACCTCAAAGTGATACACGGCGACAAGGTAGCTAGCGGTGGATCAACCGCACACAAGTACCTCGCCACCCAAAAAGTCAGCGTCATCTACGGACATATCCACCGTCGAGAATGGGCAGAGCGCACACGAGACGACCACGACGGCCCATCCACGATCCTCGCAGCATCGCCAGGTTGCCTAGCTCGCATAGACGGGGCAGTCCCCAGCACCAAAGGTGGCGTAGACCTAGACGGCAGACCCCTCGTCCAACACGAAGACTGGCAACAAGGATTAGCCATCATCCCGTTTGACCCTGAGACAAACAAGTTTTGTTACGAACAGATCGCTATTCATAATGGGTGGGCGATGTGGCGTGGTAAGAATTACGGGCAATGAAACCTGTACTCGTCATATGGAACGATGCCCATGCCGGGACATCCACATGGGAACGCATTGAAGACCTTGTGGACAACGAGCCGTACGAAGTTAAGTCTGTCGGTTTCTTAATGACAACCAAGGCTGGTGGCAAGCGTAGTCACGTCTCGATCACCCAATCTTGGTCGGCTGATGGGTGTGTAGACTCGGTACTCCACATCCCTGCCAAAATGGTTGTCAGGGTCATTAACTTGGCCGAGGAAACCGATGAATATCTCAGCAAAACTGGTACAAACAGCCCTGCATTACCTGAAGCGAGCAACCCCACGGGGTCGTGAAGAAGAAGACGAACTAGCCAATCTGATCTATGCGTTAGAGAAGTTGCTCGACAAGAAAAAGTAGTGGTGTATTCTGTATAGGTGAAACATCTGTCCCGCCTTGGAATCTTTACCGTATGCCTCATGGCTATGGTTCCCCACGCCCGTGCAGAAGATCGACTGATCGTTAGCGCACCGACCGATTACTGGTTCACCTTTACTGAAGAAACCGTATTTGTAGCCACAACCTACCAGTCAGGCAATCTACCATCCGATCCACAATTGTGGCTGTATGCAGGTGATTTGTTGCTTTACACAAACGACGATTACTTAGGGCTTCAATCACATATTGAAATGACACTTCAACCAGGCGACTACCGTCTACGAGCTAGCACTTGTTGCTACGAACCTGACGTGTGGCGCGATGGCGTTCAATGGAATATCCAATACGAGTTGTATTACACCGGGATACAGGTAGAGCCACCGACAACAACAACTGTCCCCGAAACAACTACCACCACAACCACCACAACGACAATCCCCGAAACAACCACCACCATTCAGGAGACAACAACCACGACATGGCTGCCAACTACAACATCCACGGAACCGACGACGACCAGTACTACTACTGCCCCAACAACGAGTGTCCCTGTCGAGGAACCACCGACCACCGTGGAAACGACAACTACCTCGTCTTCTACTACGACAACAACGACTATTGGAAGCACCACCGTTTTGGCTACAGTCCCCCCAACGACAGAAGCCCCGACGACCACGGCGCAGACAGTACCCGTGACGACAACTCTGCCACCGACGACGACTACCAGCACTACGACGACATCTTTGGCTCCTACAACGACGGCGACGACTTCCACCCCGCCTACCGAGCCGCCTACAACGACCACCTTGCCGCCAAACGACAGCCCACCACCGCCTGACGCAAGCCCAGCCGAACTGGTCGCTTACCTTGACACCGTCACCGCCGAAGACCTAGCAACCCTAGACACCGAAGAAATCACACAGCTCGTAGACGACATTGCCAACGCTGAACTAACAGACGAACAAGCCGAACAGATCGCCCTAGCTTTAACCGATGCCCCGGCTGAAGTCAAAGAAGCGTTCCAAGAAGCAGTCAACGTCTTCGGTGGACAATTTGACTCATATGTACCCACAGGATCGACCGTACCTGTCGGAACTCGTAGAACCCTTATAGCGGTCACAACTGCCACCTTCGCAGCGTCCACCCCTATAAGTAGAAAGAAGCCGTAATGAAAAAGCCAGTCAAAACAATCATCGAATCAGCAATCATGTCAGGGTCACTTGGCCTGGTTCTAATTACCCTGTCAGGCACGACCCGAACCCAGGCATTGGTCATCTCCATTGTCTCCGTCGGACTGTTCTTCGTGTCGTCGCTGGCAGACCGTGACTAGACTAGAACCCATGACCAAGCCAGTAAAGACAGCACTAATAGCATCAGTAGTGCTAACCTGCGCTTTACTATCCCAATGCTCAGACAGGTACAGGTATCCTTGTGACGACCCAGCCAACATCGGAAAACCCGAATGCCCGCCCGCAACGGTCAATCCCGCCCCGTAAGAAGCGCATGGATCAAAACGAACTAGACGCTCGACTGCGCTTCTATGTCGGTATCGGACTCATTATCATTGTTGGACTTATCGTCTGCACGATGCTGTTCGGACTTTTATTCGTCGTACAGCCGCTCGACGCTCAATCGCCCAATGACAAAGCGATGCTTGAAATGCTCGGCCCGATTTGCTATACATTGGTAGGAGCTGCCGTCGGGATCGTTGCGACACGCGGCAACCGCCAAGACCCACCATCCGAATAACTAGGAGCCTGCCATGCCTCTCATCCAAGCCAACATCATTTTTACTATTGACACAGACTTCGTGCCACCCGAAATACCGGGAATGGACACCCACGACGGCGATGTCGTTCCACCCATCTCAGGTGCTGAACAAGTCGTGTACGAAGTATTCAAGAAGATACAAGAAGTGCTACCCGAAAAGGTACACGCCTTCATACACACATCTACCCTGCTAGATCGCTAGTTCTTCTGCTAGCGTGTCTGAAATGGCACGCAAATACACAGGCTACGACGGCGACGCAACTGGCAAACAAGCTGGTCTAGAAGAACTCGTACGTCAACTATGTAGCAAATTTCCCCTGTTTAACAACGGTACTTGGGTCGTTCGCAACATGAACAACGCCAACCTGTCAAAGCCGAAGCCGTCAGTCCATTCGACTGGCCGTGCAGCCGACCTCTCATGGCGCAAGTCAGGCAAGAAAGGTTCAGGCAACTACGCCGACGCTGTCGCCCTACTGGACTTCCTAGTGCTACACGCCGAAGCCCTACAGATTGAAGAACTACACGACTACTTCCCGCAACCGCACGGTCGAGGCTGGAAATGTGACCGTGAATCGTGGACGGTATATGCCAAGCCGACCATTGGGTCTGCCCCCGGTGGCGATTGGATCCACCTTGAGATTTCTCCCCTTCACGCGAAGAACGCCCTGTACTACAAGGAATTCTTTGCGAACCTCGCGACGGCAGCGGGAGAAAGTCCTTCTCCGCTAACTCCCGCTGCTGGCGCACCTGCCCCTGCCCCTTTAGCATTTGCGTACCCTGGGACACCATTGAAGATCGGTTCCAAAGGGGACGCTGTGAAACTCGTCCAGGCAGTCGTTGGCGGTGTGATTACCGATGGCGACTTTGGGAAGAAGACTGACCACCGTGTCAAAGAATGGCAGTTGGCTCACAACATGGCAGCCGACGGTATCGTCGGGCCTGTCTCGTGGAAGGCCATGTTCGGCTGATGGAAGCGGTACTAGTCGCTGTCGTTACAGGTGTGTTCGCTGTACTAGCAATCCTCGTAGAGAAGGGTCGCAAAGAGAACAAGCGTGACCACGGGAACGTGATGGATCGACTAGACCTCGTCTCATCAGAGATACGCAAAGACATTCGCCAAGTGCGATACGAACTAACAGATCATGCCAATGGGCCAGCCCACAACACTAAGCCTGTTGTTCCTGCTAAAATCCCATTAAAGAAACGACCGAAGGCTGGATAGCCAGTAGGAACTCTAAGGAGCATCTATGGCAAACGAAGCGACAGCCGAACTTTACACAAGGCAAAGCGGGCTTAACAAAGCCAAACTTAAGACTGACTACGATCAATATTTGGCTGATCTTGCTAGGCAATACGGTCTTTCTACAAAACAGTTAGATACCAACCTTGAATCCCGTGGCATTTTGCGTTCAGGGGAAGCAGGAGAGTCCCGTACTCAATTAAGTGCAGCCGAAGAAGCAGCACGATTAAGCGCACAAAGTGATTACGATTACAACACGGCAACCGAAGACATTGACCTTTTGACTCGTCTTGCTGGTCTTCAAGCAGGTAGTGCTGGATCAGGTGGCTCAGGTGGCTCAGGTGGCTCAGGTGGCGGTGGCGGTAATACTGGCGGTAATACTGGCGGTGGCAACACGGGTGATGGAAGCACTACACGACCCGAACGCCAACCAGGCTCACCTGGCAATCCAAACGCTGTCCGTCCAGGAGTGCCAGCACGACCCGAACGCCAACCAGGTTCACCTGGCAATCCAAACGCCACTCGTCCAGGAGTGCCAGCACCACCCGTTCGCCCCGTCCGTGACGCAATTCCTAGACCACCAGTACCAGCGAGAGTAGTAAATATGCCTCGCCCAGGAACGACTACACCAGCACCGCGACCTGTTCGTGACGCAGCACCACGACCACCAGCACCAGTAACGACAGCACCACGCCCTGGAACCACGCCTGCCCCCGCACCACGGCCGACTCCAGCACCTACGCCAGCACCAGCCCGAACAGGTACAGCAGACTCAATGGCGCGCAACGCACCCGCTACACCAGCACTACCTGATCTATCGGGCGTTGACTTCGCTGCACTCGGTCGATACATAGACTCACAGAAAAAACCAGCACCAAAACCAGCACCAAAACCAGCAACCACACGAGTCAACCCCGTCTCAGTAAGGTTGCGATAATGGCATTTGACCTCTCCACCCCCGGCGCACAACTCGCATTCGGTGTAGCACAACGCGCCCAAGAAGTACAAGACTACAAAACCAAACTTGAAGAAGAAGCACGCGCCCGCGCCGAAGCTCGACTCGCACCATTTGGCAACGACTTAAGTCAGTTTGACTCAACTTTTAGAAGCCTTTACGACCCCGCAGCAGCCGCCCAACAAGCCCGTGCGAAAGCCATGCAAGAATATGTGATAGGTCTTCCCGAACTGCTTGCACGCGTACAAGCCGAAAAGAAGTCAGGCTCAGGTGGCGGTGGCGGCGGTGGCGACAGCAAGTTTGTGCCACAAACATATGTGGATCCCAAAGACGTTCTTAAACTATTTCTAAATGGCAAAGGTCAACCAATTGCCGTTACGCAAGACTACGGTAACGGTATGACTTACGGAAATGTCGGTGGATACGGTGCGGTATACAAGACAGGTTCAAAAGGCCCAGCAGTAAAACCTAAGTTCCAACGCACAATTAACGCAGACAGGTTTGAATGATGGCTCTACCTAAGATCGGCCCTCGTGGCGTAACAATTGAAGACGTACAAGATGTAGCCACAAACGGTAGCAAAGTCGGCAAATCTCAATATGTGTACGCGCCCCCCAGCCAAACAAGCCAAGCGTACGACCCCAAATTGTTGGCGGCCTTGATGGCTGGCCAAGCACAACCTAGTTACGGCGAAAAATACGGTGGTTTCCCAACGCGAGATATGTTGAACGACGCAGCTTTGGGTTACGCGTTAAACATTCGCGACATAGGCGATTACGCAGCACTTGAAGGCGTACGACTAGAAGCACCAATCTTAAAGCAAAAACAAGATGCTTACAAGTCCGCAGCAGGCTATGACGCGTTCGCATCAGAAATTGCCAAAGGCAGAGCAGCCCGTGACGAAAAACTTGGGGGTGCATTTAGACCCAAGCCAATGAACTTAACTAGCGAATTTGCAAATGCACAAAGAGTTAAAGCAGAACAAGATCGCCAGGCTTCAATTGCAAAATATAGGTCTGATGCAGAAAATCAATACAACACCAGTTACGACGCACAGGTTCTGCCGTACCAACAAATTGCAGAAACCATTTACGGTACGCCGATTTCACAACTCGCTCGACAAGCACTCATGACTCAATACGGCGTTGATGCCAATGTGGCACGAGCAACTTTTGACGAACAAACAGACCTTGACTACGCCGAACTTCAACGCGACGCAGAACTTGCTGCACAAGGTATTGACTTCTCAATGAGCGAAGGCGAAATGATTTATAACTCTCAAGGGCCTGAAGCATACAATGTTTACCAAGAACAAAAAATTTATGAAGCGACGTACGGCACGCCAGCAGAACAAGCCAAAGCGCAACAAGATTTGATTGACTCACAAAACGCTCCAATTGACCAGGGTCTTTTTGAAACTTACGGCATTCGACCCAAAGAAGTAACAGGAGCAGACGCTGACACAGTTCGTTCAGTATTTACGGATCCTGAATTCTTGTCAACTTGGATCCTGCCTTCAATTGAACTGCTTGATGCTAGCGGTGGAGTAGATTCAGGTGCTGACATCGCTGGTCAACAAGCACAAGCATATTTGTTAGCCAACCCAGGCGATTTGTTGCGAGCCAAAACACTTAGTGCAATCATCGCAGAGTTTGATTTCTTGAGTCGCTGATGTCTGCTGAAGACCTCATCAATCGAGTTAAACAACGCAGATTAAATCAGCCAACTTCCGACGTTCCCCCAACCATACCACCATACCCAACATACCCACCTAGCCCAAACGCTCCAACAACACCCCCGCCGACCCCAACATTTACTTTCCCTAAATATGTGCCGACAGGGAATGTCCCGCAAGCGTCCGATAGTGGCGGTGACCGTAGTTTCTTAAGCAATGTTTTATCCTTACCTGGTGGTGTGTGGAACTCAATCTTTGATGTTGGAAACGCAGTCCCAGGACTTATAAAAGCTGGCTACCAAACAGGCGTTGGTTTAACAAAAGGGTTTTCCCCAAGAGAAATCCAAAAAATAGCTACGCGAGTTAACGAAGCGCAAGACCAAGGTCTTAAAGGTTTTGACATTGCCAAATATGCGGCAGAACAAAAATTTCCACTAGCAACACAATTTGCAGGCGATGTACAAACCCTGGGTGGGAATGTTGGCGAAGTAGCCACCTTGGGAAGATTAGATTTTGGCGAACCAGGTGTTAACTATGCTCAAGCCTTTAACCGTGGACAATTGTCGCAAGCAGCAATTCGTGACCTTGGTACAGTCATAACTGCTGGCCGTCTAAGTGGTTTAGGAAACGTCGGTATTACCGCTGGAGCAAAAGTTAGTGCAGCAGGTGCGCCCCGGTTGGGTTCTGCAATAACGAGTGCTTCACGGTTTGTTGACGAACCGATTGGTTCATCAGTTCGTGGTGCTGCTCGCGTTGCCAATTTAGGTTCAAGGATAATCCCCGGAACATCAGGCTTGACCGATGCGACAGGGCGCGTTTCAACAGCAGACCGACCCTTGCGACAAATTGCCAATGAATCAATCGGCGCGAAGCGTGGATATTTTGAACAACGATTGAACAGGCTCATAGGTGAAGAATCAGCCTTAATCAAGCAACAAGAAAGCCTTGATCAAAATGATCCAATGCGGGAAACGCTTGACGAACAGATTACAAAAATCCGAGAAAGCCGTGAGAAAGCGTTAAGCGGTACTGGTCGACCCAAGTTAATGGCTCGCGCTATCAAGGCCGAGCAACGAGCAGCTGAAGCAACCCGTACTGGATGGGTAACCAAAATCAATCGTTGGGGCAATGCTGGGTCTGTTCCCGAAACTGTCCGTGACTTAGATCAGCGCGCTCAAGCATCACGCGTGCGCGTGCAAGAAGCAACGGCAGCAGGCGATACGCAAGCCGCGCAATTCTTTGAAGATCAAGCAACATTCTACGAAGACGCTGCCGCTCTAAAACGATCCGATGTCAACGGTCGACTCAACCCCAAGAACTGGGACGACGTTGAAAAGCAGACGGTATGGAGTAGTGCCGTTCTTATTATGACTAAGGTCAAAGAAGAAATTGTTCGCGCGTACGACAGCAAAATTAGAGAAGGCTTGACACATGAGCAAGCCATTGACTACATCACTAAAAACATCGCACCACCTGAACTGCTGGACGATATAGCCCGCCAAGGTTACGCCTGGTCACCGCAAGCCATTGACCGCGTAGTGCGATTCTCAAAGGGTCAACTAGACGCATTTGACAGCATGAACATTGAAGGTGCTGCCCGTCTGATCGGTCAGTTCAGCGAATGGTTTACCAGTCAAGCCGAACAAGGTATCGGTCGAGTGACCGGGGCTATCCCGTTTACTTACAGGTACAACTTGCCTGACCCAATGAATATGTTGCGCCAACTTGAGGGTCGACAGAAACTTAAAACAGCAATCTTTGAAATCCTAGATGAAGCTATGGCGTATGTATTGCGTCGCGACCACATGGATATTGTCACCCAACAAAAGATAGACCTAGACAACCCACGCCCAGGATTGTTTGAGGAGTATGCAAGACAAAACTTTGGTAGCGAACAATACGCCATTGCATATAAAGCATTGACCGCAGCGTTTGATGTTCTTGTAGATGACCCACGGTTCTCAACATTCATGCAGAACAGGATGATCTATCCCGCTGCGATGCGACCAGTCATGTCGGCAAGAGAACGATTTACTCAAGCAGCTCGCGCCGAAGATGTTGTCTTTATGGCCGACGAAATGGCACGGCTCGCTGTTCAAAACCAAGACCTAATCCCCGGCAGGACAATGAAGTCTATTGCTACTGCCATCAATTTGGCTTTGGGTAAACAAACAAAATACGACGTGCGAACTTGGGTTCGTATTCAAGCAACGCTCAACCGTTTGGTTACTGACGCACAAAAGGCTCAAGCCGAGTACGAGGGTGCGGGAGCAAAACTTAGTGGTGGCATTGAC